CCATAGAAGCTATATTTGCAATACTTAATGTAGGCCTAGAAGCTGCTCCCGTGCTATCAACTGAAATTCCTTCTATAGCTATAGGACAGGCTAAATACTCTGCCCAAATGAAAGTACCGGGGCTGCTTTCATAAGGCATCCATACATTGTACTGGTCTTCTGTATTTAACCCATCAACTAAATGAATTAATTGAGTTACGATTGTATTGCTACTATTTTTGTACTTAAGCTCTACGTCAAAAAGTTCTATAAATGCGTCATCTAATGCCGTTTTTTGTACTGTATCTATTAAATCTGTCATGCTGCGGGCTCATACACTCGTCGTAAAGTTGTTTGAATTGATATCATATCTTCATTGGGATATACTATATTATAACCATCACAAACTACACGAATATTTTCTTCTACATCAGTGCTTGTAGGATTTTCCACGTCTTTTGTGTTTGTAATTTTTAATAAAAAGTTTGACGCTCTCTTTAAATCGAAAAAAGCAGCAATTAAATTGCCTTCTCTATAAGAACGCAATTAAATTGCCTTCTCTATAAGAACGATTATTAAAAGCTAGAGATATCTGCTCTTGTTTACTATTAATTCCATTTTCTGCTCTTTGCTCATATCCGTCGCCGAAAGACGCTGTTAAAACACTAAATGTTGCTTGTCGAGAAAATCCACGATCTGCTGTTATAATATAATTCGAGGTTAGTTCCGTAAAATCCCCTGACGCTATTGTAAATTGATAATATTTAGCCATTATGCTGCTCCATAGGGATTAAGTATTCCACCGGATCGTTTTTGATTTTGAAGTTCTTTTTGTACAGCAGCAGCAATTGCTTTACCCAACCCTGCACCTTGTTGTCCTGTAGAACTTTGATTTTGTTGAGCATTTCCATTTGAATCCACACTAACATTTACAGTAACATTATTTGTCTGTCCGGAACCCTTTGTCATTTGTACTGGGATTTCTTTTCCGTTTGGAAGAGGTACAACTGCTTCTGTGCCATGAAGAATTGCGGGATATCCTGCTTGTCTGCCTTTTGCAATTCCGCCGCCTGCATATGCTTGTACTTTTTCGGCAACCCCGCCATATCGCATAGAAGGATCTTGTTCAAATATACCTCCTGTTCTTGCGCCTAAAAGAGACCCAAAGAATCCAGTAGACCCTCCAGTTGCTGCGATTAACATATTTAATACAAGCTGCTTTGCAATCATTGCTGCAATATCTGCAAGTATTGATTTCGCTAAATTTGCAAATGCTTCTTTTGCACTCATAGTACCCATAATAAGTCCTTGAAATGCTCGCTCAAAGCCAGAAGCTAAAGTCTCAGAAATTGTATTTCCTAAACGGCTAAATACATTTGCATTTTCTGTGGCATTTTGTACAAGGGCTGTTTGATTTTGAATTCTTTCCTCTAGCTCTGCTTTTTCTTGTTGTAATATTGAAACATTTACAGAGTCACCGTCTCCAGCTTCTTTTATTTGTATATTTAGCCTATCTAAGTCATTATTTAAGGCTTTTAATGCATTTATTTGTTTTTGTAAATTTACTTGACGAGCCAATTCTTCTGTTATAATTTTTGGAGCATTAGCTCCTTGAGAAGTTCTTGTGTCTTGTTGTAAATCAGAAAGCTTGATTGCCCCAGCTTCTTCTCTAATAGCTTTTAATTGTAGTCTTAAATTTTCGGGGCCTTCAAACTCTGATAAAACTCCGCTTAAAACTGATGTGGCTTGAGAAACCTCCCCCAAGGCTGCGGCATTTTCATTTGCGGCTACTTTTGTTAAATCCATTTGTCGAAGATACTCTTCTAAAGCAGTGAGATCTCCTTCCTGTACTATCTGCGGAAGATTGCCTACTTGATCTTTTAGTGCCTCTATATTTCCAATATATGCAGAAGCAAAACCTTCCAGTTGTTCTACTCTTTTTAAATCCCCTGATACTGCTGCATTGTAAAGATCTTCGCTAATCTTATCCAAGCCTGCATCTTTTACTTTTTTCTTAAAATCTTCCATTGCCAGAAGGCCAGCATCTGCATCCAACTTAGATAGCGCTTCTGCTTTTCTCATACCAGAAGCAATTCCTAAAGTTGCTATTGAATTAATTCTTTCCTCGCTACCTTCTGCTGCTGCAGCTGTACTTATTTTTATTGCGTCTGCTAAGTCGGTATAAGAATTTTTTAGCTCTTCCGTTTTTTCTTTAATTCTTTGTTGGTTTTTTGCCTGCTCTTCTTGATTAGATAAAGCTTCTAATGTTTTGGTTCCTACTTTATCTAATAAATCCCTCTCTAATCCTTCTGCAAAAGTGAAAGGCGTAAATAACACTGCCCCTTCTCCTTCCATTCCAATTAGCTTTTTTGCCCAATCTGGAAGTTTTGCTGCAAGACCATTTATAAGTTCTACAGTTAAATTAGCTAAGCCTTGAATACCTCTTGCTGCCCCTTGAATTGTAGAAATAACACTTGTTACTAATGTATAAGGAGCATTTGCAACTCTTTCCATCGCAGAAACAATGGTAGAAATTACACCAAGAATTACAGTAGCTTTCATTGCAGCATTTACTGCTTTTCCTGCAAGTTTTGCACTAATAATTATGGTACTAAAAGCTGCTTTTGCTACTGTCTTTAAAGGAATCCAAACCGCTCTTCCTGCTAACCCTATTCCTTTATATATATTTTTAATTCTTGTACCAAAACGAAGAGTGTCTTGTGTCATATCATTTAAAGCGGCTCGAAGATGTTTAATTCTTTTAATATCCTCTCCAGCAAATACTCCACTTACAATTTCTCCATGTTTTTTATATTCTGCTTCGGCTCTTTTCAGAGACTTTTTAAGAATAGTAATATCTCTACCAGTAGCCGTTCCTGCAGCTACTTTTGCTACTGTTTTACTTTCAGATCCAGGAGCTATCTGCTGTGCTACTCCTCGAGCTTTTGCGGCTCCTTTTGCTTGTAATTGTTCTAAACTTACTATTGACTGGTCTATACTTCTTTTAAAATCTTTATATTCCTCTACGGCCCCTGATACAGAAGATCTAGTATCTGAAGCAAACTTTTTTACTCCAGAGGATAAATTCTTAAAGCCTGTAACCGCCCCCGCTAAAGGATTTAGTGCAGAAAATAACTTTCCTACAGCCCCTGTTAAGGTATCCATTCCAGGAATAGTTCTTACAATAGAAAGTACTAGTAGTCCAAAAAATAAAGCCGCTGCTTTAGCATTTTTATTTAGTATTTCCGCAACAAATTCAAATGCTGGAAGAACAGATCCCGTAACATCTCTAGCAAGATCGCTAAAGGTTTTAGATAGTTTTATAAATGCATTCTCTTGAGGTTCAACTTTTCCAAATTGATCATCTAATTGCTTTTGAACCTCTAAAAGTACTGCTTGACTTCTTTCAGCATCTGTTAAGGAGTCTACTTGCTTATCAAGTGCGGCAGCATAGTTTTTAGTTGCGTTTTCTAGTCTAAGAGTTATACCTAATTCATCTAAAAGTTCTGGTTCTGCTTTTGATACACCTCTAACAAGTCTATCAAAGGAATCTTCAAAATCTCTACCTAAGGCAGTAGAAGCTTTTCTTGCTCCTTCTGCCAAGCTCTCTAGTTGAGATGCTGAAAAGCCTTTTGCAACTCCAATGGCTGCTGACTGTGCCGCTTCTCTAAAACCAAGCATACCCCCACTAGCTTCTCTAAGTCGAGTTGTCATTGCTCCGAGAGCAGTACCCGTATTTTGAGCATAAGCTACCTGAGCAGCCTCTAAATTTTGTACATCTGCGGCTCTTCGAAAGAAATCAAATAAAGCTGTAAGGGCAAAAACTTGAGCTGCAAGAGTAGCATAGGCAGGAACAAGGCCCCCAGAGATGCCCTGTGCCATTTTTGAAAAGTTTTTGGTTCCATTAGCAGACTGTTGAGAAACGCCTTTCAGATTTCGATCAGCAGTACGAGCAGATTTACCGGTTTCTTCTAATGCTAAGCCGAGTTTTTTTGCATTTACGGCTACACGTTTTGTAGTACCTTTATCGTCTACAACTACGTCAATATAAACTTTATTTTTTGCCATTAGCCACGCACATTATGGGTGTAGTTTTTTCCACCTCCTG